CGGAGCGACATCCCGGATTATGTAGCAGAGGCACCGCGCCGGCGCAATACCTTACATGCGCCGAACAACGTATTTAGTCATCCGAATCGCCGGACGGCGCTGCACACGGCTGAAGTGTTACTCTTGAAGCAGGGCGTTGAACTCTTGTTTCAGGCCAGTGTCAAATGACCAAGGACAAAGGACAAAGGACAAGTGACAAATGACAAATGACAAATGACAAATGACCCTACCGTGCAATCACCCTGTCATGCGCGATGTACGGAGCGATCAGCCCGAAGATTTTCGGGCTTCGGGTGAGCGCGCGGGCCGACGTGTTGAGCGTATAGGCGGCGGAGCCGAGATGGGCGCTCTCAACGGCGCTGTTGAGCTGTGACTGGCCATACAGGTCGGCGGCAAGCTGCACGCACGCCTCCTGAATGGCGTCGGGAATCACCGCGAAGCCGGCGGAGTAGTCGACGCGGATGTTCAGTTGGCCGCGGGGCCAGTAGCCGAAGAGTTCGCCGGTCTGCGCGTCGAGGCGCCAGGCGCCCGGTGAAGCCGACCATGCCGCATCGGCCCATCCATCGGCAGGCCAACCGCCGGCGCGATAGTCTTCGTAGATCTCAAGCATGGCGCCACCGGCCAGGGCGGTCACTGCGCCCTGGGTGACCTTCAGGTCGGCTGACGGCCACAAGGCGAATGAGCCGTAGGCGCCGGAGAGTGTCTGGGCGGACCAGCCGGTCCCAAGGGCCGCGATCGCCGCCGCCAGCGCGGCGAGAGTTGGATAGGTGGCGTACGGCAGCACCGTCGTGGTAGCGATGCCTGATGAAACAGTCACCAGGGTCAGGCCGGTGGCAGTGGTTGCCACGGTCGCTCGCTGGACGGATGAGCCGCTGTTGTTTACCTGCATCGCCAGCGCCGCCGTCGCTACGCGGGTGATCGCCACGACGGGGAACTGCCGTAGTCGCAGCACGCGCTGGTTCGGCAAGCCGCTGTGGTACTCGGAATAGGACGAGGCTGTAAAGTCGCGATGACACTCGGCTCGGATCGCGCCCGATGCCGCACACACCAGGCTGGCAAAGTAGGCCGCGTTTGAAGCAGCCAGCGCGGCTAACGTGGCGTTTTCCTGCGCTCGGCCTGCCGACACCAGGTCGCTTATCGTAGGGTTGGGTTGAAGGGTGATTGGCATGGGGTGGAGGCGCTTGGGCCGAGGAGTGGTTCCAGAACCGGACGGCGGCCGGGATTTACTGAATGGGTGCCATGGGCAAGCGTACTCGCTTGCCCGTGTTTTCTTGCCTTCTACAACCAGCTCCACGGGCAAGCGAGTACGCTTGCCCATGGCACCCGCTTCTAACGCCAGGCAGCTTGAGGCCGACTCTGCGTCCCTATCGACGAGCGATGACATCGGCGGACCTGCGCGTCCGACGCTCGGGCCGCAATAGTTTGTTCTGCGGCGGCGAAGGCTCGGCGTGACCGCACGGCAGCTCGCCCGCACCGGCCGGCTCCCGGCCCGCCTCCTCCTGCGGCACGCCAACTCCCCTCTGGATCAGCAGGTTGGCGATGTCCGGCATGTCCGGTTCGAGCACGTCGCCGGTGTCGCCGAATTCACATGGTTCGGTCAGTCTGATCTTCATAGTTCGCTCCATTGCGTCGGAGATTATCTCAACGCCTCTATCGGCACGCCCTCCCGCCGGTACTCGCCTACGTCCTGAACGATCGTCGTCAACTGGCGGCTCGGGTGCAGCACGACCTCTTCGACGTGGCCGACGCAGACCATCGGGGCGATGAACACCGAATTCCCGGCCTGCCGCCAATTCAGCCAGAACTGAACGTCGGCGTCCGTCCGTTGCGGGCCCCAGGACCCGGACGGATCGGGGACCGACATGAACCAGGGTTTACTGAGCTTCGCCAGGCTTGCGGCGCGAATCATGGTCAGCCCGAAATGGGCGGAGCGGCACCCGATCATGTCGCGCTCGAACCACTCGGTCGGTATCTCGCCCAGCGGCATGCCGGCGTTGTCGGGGTGCGCGAAAGTAGCCAGCGGCCCCGGCATTCCGCGGGCCATCTGAACCGGCGCAAGGGCGTCAACGTCGGGGTTATCGGCGATCAGCCGGTACAGTTCGCGGACGTCGTCGGGCGTGAAGGCCGTATCGCTGTCGATGGCCAGGATATATTCGGCGCCAGCGCCGATCGCCATTTCAAAGAGCAGTTCCTGGACCTGTTGCCAATAGGGGCCGCTCGCCATCTTCACTGGGACCCCCAGGCTATGTATCGCGGTGAAGATGCAGTCCATGGCGGTAGACTGCACGTAGCGGGGCACGGACATCACTCCCATGATGCCGCCCGACCCGCCCTTGAGGTTCACCGGCTCGGGCTTGAAGCCCTCCAGATTCAGGCTCACCGGCAGCGCGGCGCAATCCGCGATTTCGCTCGTCCATTTGCGGACACGCCGGAACCCGGCCCCGTGCATCAAAACGCGGAGCTTGTTCTCGGTGAAGATGGCCCCGTGCCGGTCATTCTCGTCGACATGGCCGCCCACGAGATAACCTTCGATGCCGCGGTGGCCAGCCATGTGTTGCCGGCAGATCCAATCGAAATCCGGGACGGCGATCCGGATCGAGCCGCCGGGCCGGAGCACGCGGAACCACTCGGCAAGAACGGCGAAGGTCTGCCGATGGGAGAAATGCTCCAGGACGTGTGACGCACGGATGGAATCGACACAATCGTCGCGGTATGCGAGCGGGAACACCTCGCCGCCGAACTTGCGGTCGACGTTGAGGTAACCTTGCGGCTGCGGGCCGTCGCCACCGCCGAGGTTCAGGCGGAGGGGCGCGGCAGGAGGATCGTGAGGTTGTGTCATTGGTTTCTGGATTGCTTGAAGGATCCCTGCTGCCGGGTATGAACCAGCGGGAGGGTGTTGCTTAGGGCGCAGCGTAGGGGCATAGCGTAGGGGCGGCTTCAGCCGCCGGTTTGTCGCGACACCTGAACGCGGCGGCTGAAGCCGCCCCTACGCCGACGCTCCGCACCGCCCCGACAGCCCAATGGATAGGCTACAGCGTGGCCCAGACCTGCACGTTCTTGCTGACCGCAGTCGATGGCTCAACCGCCCCGCGATACAGGTTGGCCACGATGGCGATCGTCTGCGTGGTTACCGGGCTGACGCTCACCTTGAGATAGCGCTGCTTCCCGCCGACCAGGGCCAGGTCGTAGGTAATCACATCGGCCGCCGAAGTATTCGTGTTGGCGGTCGTGTAATAGCTCGTCAGGCTGCCGCTGTTGGCGGTGACGGACTGATTGCTGGTGCCGCTGCCATAGTTCACGGCGCCGTTGGCGGTGATGTTGCCGAACGAGCTGGCGTTCGTGACATCGGCGGTCTGGAGGTTGAAGACAGATGGAACGTTCGTCGCGTTGTTGGACGCGCTAAGGACCGCGTCGATGGAAACCGCGTCGAACCCAAGGGTGTCGATGGTGAGCGCCGCCGTCGCCCCGTTCGTATACGAGGCGGGCGGCAGAACGATCTTTTTGGTAGTTTGAAGCTGGTACATGATTGTTTCAAGCCTTTCGAAGAAGAGTGGCCGCTTTGTTCCCGCCCCCGGTACTCCGGGGGAGGGTTAGGGAGGGGGTTATTTCGATAATACAGCCACAATCCTAACCCCCTCCCCTGCCCTCCCCCGGAGTACCGGGGGCGGGAGAAAGACCGTCAAGGACGTTACTGACTCTCAAAGAGTCGACCGCGCACTACTCATTTGAACTAACTCGACGCCGTGATCAGCCCCACCACCGGCCCGGCAACCAGTCCCATGACCGGATCGCGCGGGGTGCCGGCGGCGGATTCGCCGACGTCATGGACGCTGACGTCCACGCGCTCGGTGCCGCGGATGACGATTTCGTCCTGGATGAAGGCGTTGTCGGCGACGTCGCTGAATTGCAGCGTGGTGGCCCGGCGGTCGCCGAAGCTGGCCGCCAGGGACAAATCGCCCAGCAGGGCGACGACCTGGTTGACCGCCGATGTTTTCGGCATCACCTGGGCGATCACCACCGGATAGCCGAGGAACGTCTTCTGGCGGGCGCCGTTGACGATCTCCTCGACGCGGTTCCCGCCGGCGGCCGTCGCCAGCCGCTGCATCACGCTGCCCCAGAAGGTGCGGTGGACGAACCAGGCGGTGTTGTCGGTGTCGGCAAATTCCGGGAGCAGCCCCACCACGGCGTTGAAGTCGGCCAGGGTAATGCTGTTGTAGCTGGAGCCGTAGCCGGTCCCGGATGCCACGCGCAGGCCCAGGATGTTGGCGATGGTGGGATCTACGTTGAGCAGCGCTTGGCGGACGCCGGTGATACCGCCGTAGGTGCTGGTTCCGTCGCCGTTGAAGCCGGCCTGGTCTTCCTTGTTGGCGAAGGCCCAGACGATCTCGCGGGCGTAGTCGTCGCCGAGGTTGATGACCGCATCTTCGTTGATTTCGTTGCTGATGCGGGTGAGGGCCATCAGCTTCTTGGCGGTCAGGCGGACGCGGTCCCAGGTCTTGTCGGAGTAGGACGCCGACTGGCTCTCACCGACCCAGTAGGCGGTTACGCCGCCGCGGCGCCGCGGGTCGGACCGGGTGTCGCTGGTCATCGGGACCTTCTTGGCGTACTTGCGGAAGACGCCGTACTTCTCGCGCAGGTCGATCAGGTCGTTCTCGAACTCATCGGGGACGAGGAACCCGGCAGAGGTGTTGTTGTTCTCCCGCGTCGCCTTGGTGCGCGGTCCGTCGGCCTCCACATCGACCGTGAAACCCAGCCCGTTCTTCCGGCACCACTCCACCGCCCAGGGCGTGTGGAACTGCTGGCTATGCTTGGTCGCGTTGGCCAGGCACCACATGCCGAAGCGATACGCTTTCTCGTACCCCTGGTCGGTGTTGGGGAAGCATTCCAGGGTCTTGTAGCGGCGACAGACGGCCCAGGGCCGCTGCTCGGGTTGTCCCGAGGGCAGGTCGGCCCGCTTCATCGCCGGCGCGAACTCGCGCCGGAACCCGGCCAGCGCCTCGCCGGCGGCGGCCTTGGCGATGTCGGAGAACGCCGACTTCAGTTCCGCCGCCGCCCCGCTGACTTCCGCGGGAGCGGCCGAGGCCTCAGCCATGCCGTTCTCAATGAGCGTGTCGGCGGCGTTGTCTTCAACCTGCACGATCTCGCCGGCCGAGCGGCCTTTGGCGGAGATGAGGTACTTGATCCATTTCATTGTTTTTGTCCTTTGTCAGTGGTCAGTTGTCCGTTGTCAGTTGGAATCGGAAATGGCATCTACGGGACTTGCCTGCTTGCTCCGGTCGAACGACCTGCAAGCTCCGGCGCTTTGACCAAGGGTCAACCCTGATGTCTCTGAAAGGTCTCTCGCGTGTCGAACCGCGAGCTTCCGCTTGCGGCTATCAAAGAACGCTTAAGAGTTACGTTCTGATATCCTTGATAGCCGCAAGCGGAAGCTCGCGGTTCGAGACACGAAATGACGCTTACACCTTCCCGGTCGCCCGCGCAAACGCTTCGGTCAATTCCGCGCGGATGAGCGACGGAAGCTCCCCTCGCGCATCCTCGACTGCTCTGCGAATAGCAGTTCGAATCGTCTCCGGCCGCACGAATGCCGCCGAGGCGGCACGGTCGATTTCCGCGGCCTTGGCCGCCGCCGCGTCGGCAGCGTGGATTGCCTGCATGAGCCGGCGCGCAGCGTCGGCAATCTCTGTTTGCCCCTCCTGCGACGCTCGGCTCTCGGCGGCCGCGACGCCCCGCCGGTAAACCTCGCCGCGCTTGATGACCGGGTACTTCCAATGCGCCTCGGTATCGACCCCCGCCAGGTCGTCCACGGCTAGAGAATCGTCGGGATGAGCGGACCGGTGATCTTCGGCGGTGAACGACCAGGGGGCGTCAGTCAGCTTACCTTGTGCGATCAATGCCTCGGCTCGGGCATAGCCGGCGTGGTGCAGATGAATTCCCGCCGTGCCTTTCAACTTTGCATCGACCGGCGGCTGCGTCGGCGCGTCGAACGTCGAGCCGCAGTATTCACAGGTATAGCCGGGCGATTCTTCGGGAGGTGCCGATGAGTCCTGCGCCCGTCGAGCCACACCATCATTACTGCCGCACTGCGGACACGGCGGCATAGGCTCCGCGAGAACGTTCGCCGAAGCGGTTGGCGAATCAGCGGGGGCGAGGAGCGCCCCGCCGGCGCCTGATTCGGCAGCTTTCGCATCGGATGGGGAAGTGTCCAGCACAATGATCTCGCGTTGCAGGGCCGGTCCGGCGTTGGGAGTAACGGTCCGCAGTGCGGACCCTACGGGATCGGCTGCCCGGTAGCGCAGCGGGCTTCGCCATCCGTCGAGGAACGGCGTCATGGCCTTGGTGATCAGCTCGGCGACGCCGGAATCGAACACGCCCGCCTCGACGCCCTTGGCGACGGCCAGCATCTCGGCTTCAGGGTTGCACGGCACCGGGACGACGCTGTATTCGATCCCCGCCCAGCGGTCGATGACCGGAACGCCTTTCAATTCAGGCCGGCGGGCGATTTCCTCGCCCGTGGCCTCGCGGATGTTCAGCGGCAGGAAACCGATGCTCTTGCCGGTGCAGGTCGGCACCGGCTGCTGCAACAGGTGCAGCACCGCCGACGGCAGCCAGGGGGCATCGCCCCAGTCGGCCGGTTTGGCCGGATAGTGCGTCTTGGCGATGAGCCGGCTCCCGGCCGCGGCTGATTTCGGTTTGATCCACCAGCACGACCCGGCCGGGAGCTGCCGGTAATCGTGCGCAAACGGCACGACGCGGTTATACGCCGACCAGTCGCCCCCCGCCGGCAACACACATTCGCGGTCGCGGTCGAGGGCGTCGGTGGTAATGGTGCTGACGTCGGTGCGCTCGCCGGGGTCCAGCTCGAGCTCCGCCGCGGGAGCCGAGCGGCGCCGGTAGCCGAAATCGCGGGGCAGCCCGCGCGACAGCGCGTCGATCCGCCGGGCCGTGGCCTCGGGGAGGAGAAAACCTGAGGCGGCGTGTTCGACGATAGTGGGGAGGGTTCTGGGCTTCATCGGTTGATGGGAGGTAGTGGATTCGTCTGGGTGATCACACGGGCAGTGCCGGCGCGTCGACCGGTCGCGTAGCAGGAGCACACGCCTCCGGTTTCCCCGTCACCGCATCCACCGGCGTCATGATGTTCGGCACCAGCGGGGTTTCGCCCCAGGGGACCGGCTCCAGGTCCAAGGCGGCGCGCATTTCGTTGCGGGTGACCGCGCCGAGCGATGCCGCCACGCGGTTCTGCTCCAGGGCGAAGACCTCGTCTTCGGCCAGCGGCGAATCGAACGCCAGCAGCAGGCGGCCGCTGGTGTCGTACATCCGCAGCAGGCGTCGCAGGGCGCCGCCGAGGCGGTTGCAGCGGGGTTGGATGGTTCGCTTGGCGTATTGGTATTCGGCGGACTTGGCACTGGCCAGGTTGGCCTCGTTCAGGTCGAGCATGGCGTTGGGCACGCCGAAGGCGTTGGCGATGTCGGTCTTGATGGACTTGGCGCGTTCGAGTTCGACGACGTCGCCGGGCTTCCAGCCCAGGACCTGGAGTGAGCCGGGGTATTCGCTGACCAGCAGGCCGCCGCGGCCGGCGCGGGCGAATTCGGATCGCATGGCGGAGCGGACTCGGCTAGCTTCGGCCTCACCGATGCCGCCCCCTTCGCTGTCGCCGCGCGGGGACCAGATGGCGTCGGGGCGGGCCATGTTGTCGAGCAGGGCGTTCACGTGGGCGTCGCCCTTGCGGGCGATGCGGATTTTTTCGATTGCCGCCATGAGCGGCGCGTACCCGCCGCGATAGGGGTCGTCGGGGTCGGGGTTGCTGAAGCGGAGCACGTCGCGCGGGTCGTAGCGGTAGCCGCCGGCGCCGTAGGTCGAGCCGTATTCATAGCAGGCGACCACCCGCCGGCCCGAGGGGTCGGGGACCTCGCGGACCAGGTGCGAGCGGAGCAGGCGGACCTGCCGCGGGACGCCCAGGGCGTCGCGGTCGAGCAGCCAGTAGGCCCGGCCGAGGGATTCGAGATAGAGCTGCGTCAGGTAGATGAGATCGTGGCCGCTGAGGTCGGGCTGGCCGTCATCATCGTTTGCATCTTCATCAAATGCTTCGGGATCGCTGGCGCCGACGCCGATGTGCTGCACGTCGAGCAGGCGGAGCAGCGGGTGATCGGTGATCTCTTCGATCTTCGATCCGCCCACGGCGAAGGCGGCGCCGGTTCGGCCCCGGCCCAGTTGGCGTACTACCTTTGTCGCGACAGGCCGGGCGGCCCAGCGCGTGACCAGCTCATTCGGGGCGGTGCGGACGAACAGCCGGAGCCGCGTCGATGCGACGGCATCGGCATTCAGGTGGGCGCAGGCATAGGCCACGCCGGTGATTTGCCGGATCAATTCGCGCGGCGTGGGCGCGCGGTCCTTGCGGAACTCGTCGGCATACGGCGCGCCGTGCGGCAGATAGAACATCCCGCCGGAATAGCCGGCAGACGCGGACTCGGCCGCCTTGGTAACGGGTGCGGGGATGCCGGTCGCCGCGGGGAGGGAGTAGATGGGTTCAAATAGCACGGTGGGGCCTTGGGGTTTTCTGTAGTCGCAGTGGGTGACGTGGCTCGTGACGTTGTTTCGGAGTAGTACCAGGCGGGGGATCAACACGCGAACTCAAATACCCACATCCACATCGCGCCACGCCCTCGGGTCCCTTTCGTTTTCGCTTGCGTCAGCCGCCTCCGCGCCCTCCGCCGCCTGCCTTCCCACCCCACGCGCTCCCATGCGTTTCTGCACCCACATGGCGGCGTGGGCCAATTCATCGACTTGATCACTGTGCTCGCTGTTGGGCCAGGAGAGCAGTTCCTGTTGCAGGTCCCAGAGCCACGGAGCGTCCTTCTTGAAGTAGACGGTGCCGGCGGCCATGCGGATCTCGGCGGTTTCGCTGCGTGCTTCCTTGCTGCCACGGGCCGGGATCGCTTTGACCGTAAGGCCGCTGGCCTTGATCGTCTGCAGGATGCCTTGCCCGATGCCGTTCTTTTCCACGCCGATCCAGGGCAGTCTGAAGTGCTCACAGATTTTGATGGCCTCGGTTACGACCTCAGGGGCTTCGAGCTGTCCTCGGAAATGGTGCACCTTGAGCATCTCGCCGCCGGGCGTGATGGCCCATACGCCGATCACGGTGTAGCAGGGGTTATAAGCGCCCCCACGGCCGGAGGCGCTGGTGGTAGCGGGGTCCATCATGCCGAAGTGGTCGCAGTCGTCGATCGGGACGCGTTTCGGCCCGAGGCCGTCGCCGTGCAGCGTGTAGAACTCGCCGTCTTCGGTGAAATACCGGAACCACTCGCGCTTGAACCGTCCGCCGCCGGCCGGGGCGGGACGCTGCTGGAATTGGCCGGCGTACCCCATCGGGCCCAGACGCAGCTTGAAATCGGCGATTTCGCCGGCGCCGATCCTCTGGGGCCAGAGGAGTTCGCCCTGGGCGCTGCGCGGGTCGGCCCAGCCCAGCGATGTGGCGCAGCGCCGCTCCGGCTCGAACTCGGCGGGCAGGCACAGGTGCTCGTAGCCGCCCTGCTTGAGCACGTGGCCGGACAGGTCGCCGTCGGTGACGCGCTGCATGACAATCACTTTTGCGCCGGTCCGCGGGTCGTTCAGGCGGGTGCTCATCACTTCGTCCCACCAAGTGAGCGTCTCTTCGAGTTTCTTTCGGCTATCCTTTTCCTTGACGTTGTGCGGATCGTCGACGACCACGATGTCGCCGCCTTCGCCGGTGTTGGACCCTCGGACGCCGGTGGCGATCCGGTAACCGGTCTGGTCGTTGTCGAAGCGGGTCTTGGCGTTCTGGTCGCCGGTGAGACGGAAGCGATCGCCCCACCGTTCCTGGTACCAGGGCGAGCCGATGATGGAGCGGCACTTGCGCGAATCGCGGGTGCTTAAGCCGGCAGCGTAGGCACTGTACAGCCAGCGCGTCTGCGGCCGTGATGCCCACAGCCAGCACATCCAGAAGACCGACACGCACAGGCTCTTGGCGTGGCGCGGCGGAACGTTGATCAGCAGGTTCCGCAACTGTCCTGCCGACACCGCTTGCAGGTGCTCGCAGATAGCGTCGAGGTGCCAGCCCGGCACGAACACAGTTCGCGGCTCGACGATGTGCCAGGCGCTCCGCACGAAATCATGCAGGCTCGCCTGGCACAGGGCCGCTTCGATCCGCGCCAGCGTCGGGACCGGGTAAGCATCGCGCATCAGCGTCGCCATCGGCGGCGGGGAGTTCAACGGATTTGCTTTTTTTTCCACGGGAGAGAAGGGCCAGGCGAAGCAGGGCGATCATCTGGCGTTGTTGCTCGACGGTGAGCCGGCCCCAGTCATACATTTCGCGCTTGCGGGCGGGCCGTTCCTCGCCGGGTTGGTTGCGTCGGAACTGCCTCCGCCAGCGCCGTTCCAGCACCCACGCCGACGCCTGCCAGGCCGCCGACTTGGTGATTTTGGTCAGGTGGTGGACTTTTCCCTTGTGGATCGCCTGGCGCAAGCCGCGTTCGAACATGGGATCGCTTTGCCGCCTGGCCCGGATGACCGAAACCGGCACGCCGGCACATTCGGCGGCGTCTTTCAGCGATGTCCCCACGCTGACGCAGCCGTAAACGAGGCCGACGCCAACATCGGTGAGGCTGGCCTCACCGACCGGCTCACTGGATTCTGCATTCATGAAAAATGGGCTTACTTCGCCGCCGCTGAGGCGCCGGGGACATTGACCGTGCCCTCAGCCGCGGCCCCGCCCTGGGCAGCCTTATGGGCCACCACGGCGGCCGCCAAGTGGGCACGGGCGGAGATGACATCGGGGTCCTTGGCGGCGGCCTCACGCTCGATCTGGGCGATGCGCTGGCCGGCTTCCAAGCCGCGCCGGGCGACGGGGAGGATCTGGTCGTCGTCACCCTTTGCTCGCAGAGCGGCTACTTGATCCTGGGCGGCCTGCTTGTCGCTGACCGCGGCCTTGTAGTCCGGGTCCTTCCTCAGAGTGTCGCGCATCCGCTCCATGGCGGCATCGAGTTCCGCGGTCGCCTGGGCTACCGCCGGGTCAGCCGCCGGGGCATTCGACGGCTGAGAGGTCGGGCTCGATCTCGGCGCCGGCGGGGTCGCCGGGGCAGAAGAATCGCCAGTTGCCGCGGCACTGGAGTTATCCGGAGGTGTCGTTGGAGCTGGATTGCTGGACGAACTGGTGTTCGTGTTCTCGGTAGTCCCAGGATTCGACCCGTTGTACGGATATCCATAGGGATAGCCATACGGATATTGGCCGTACGGGTATCGATTGTTGGGGAATTGGTTGCTGGGATTGGAATTCTGAGTCCCGGTGGACTGACTGCCGGTCGGCGGGGGCTTTGAAGACGAAGGGGGCGGGGTTTGCGAGGGCGAACCGGAGCCGGGCTGCCGCGGCGGGGCCGGTTGTGGCTGCTGCGGCGGCGGCGGCGGTTGCGGGGGTTGCCCGCTTGCCGGCGGCTGCTTGGGGTTCCCGGCTGCCGTGAAGGCGAAAACGCCGAGCGCCACTGAGGAAACCGCGACGATCACTGCATGACTCTTTTTCATCGGGCACCTCTGCGAACGGTCATCGCCGTGGCGATTTGAAACCGGCAGCGCCAAATCAGAAACTAAATGGCTACTCTGGTTGGACGATACCTCGCGCGTCATTTTGACGCAACGAATTTCCGAAAGTCTGGCAGTCTTTTTCGGCTGGAGCAGTCCTTCTCTACAGAAGCCGAGTCGGGCTTATTGGACAGCCACGGCACCGGCTGGAAGCGGGGACGCCTGTGCCGCCGTACCGCCGCGGGCGGCACTGTGGGCAGCCAGCGCTGCGGCGAAGCGGGCGCGGGCAGCGATCACGTCAGCGTCCCTGGCGATGGCCTCGCGCTCGATCTGGGAGATGCGCTGGCTGGCTTCCAAGCCGCGCTGGGCAACGGCGAGAACCTGGCCATCGTCCCCCTTGGCACGCAGAGCGGACACTTCATCCTGGGCGGCCTGCTTGTCGTTCAGGGCTGCCGTGTAAGCGGGGTTGCTTTTCAGTGTTTCCTTCAATCGCCCGATGGCTGCATCCAGTGCCGCCCTTGCCTGGGTAAGCGCCGGGTCGACTTCAGCGGCAGTGTCCGATGGTGCCGTGGTCGGGCTCGATTTCTGCGCCGCAGGCGCCGGGTCGGGAAGGTTGGTGATCAACGGCGCTGCCGGATCGACCGGGGGTGTCGCAGGGGGCGCCGCAGGAGGGTTGGTGTTGGCTGTGGGATCGAAAAACCCGGTTGTCCAGCCGCTGTACGGATATCCGTAGGGATAAGTGTTGTAAGGGTATTGTCCGTTGGAATTGGAGGTCGAGGTTTGAGACCCGGTAGACGGCGAGTTTGAACCAGTATAATAGGGCGGCGGGGGTGCGTCCGGTCTCGGAACGATGTTCAACGTATTGGGGCCGTAACCGGCGTTGTGGCAACTGTAGCAACTGCTGGTAATGATGTCGTGCTTCGGATTCGTGCCGGGGGCCTGGAAACCCTTCGTTGGCGATGCCGGCGGGTCTTGTTGGGACGATTGCTGCGGTCGTCCGCTCGCTTGAGGGAAGCGCGGATTTCCTTCCGCTTTCCATGCCAGGACGCCAAGAGTCAGAGCAGAAATGACCCCGATCAGCGCGTGAATCTGTTTCACCGGGCACCTCCGTGAAAAGGGAACCGTGGTGGCGATCCGCAGCCGGCAACGCACGCAAGTTCGACAAGAATCGCCTGGAAAGACCGACGATACGCCGCAATCAGAGTTGACACAACAACGTTCATGACGTTTGCGAAATTCCCGACACTAGCAGATTTTTCACTGGGCACCGGCTGAAAAGAATCACAAGGCAAGCAAATACAACAATTTACCGATATTCGAACGAGGCCACGGCCCTTCCCGCACTCAGCCCATCCGAGCCTGCCCCGCGCTTTCGGCAATCGCGGCGGCGTTGGAAACCGGTCTTGCGGAACCCCACACACTTCCAGTTCAGGCTCCTGCCCAGCGACGCGATCATCGAAGGGTGCGAGGTCGTCAGGTTCACACGCCGGCCCATCGCCCGGCGCAGCGAAGCAACTGCATCGAGCACCCGTCCGCCGATCCCCAGGCCCTGATAGTCGGGCAGCACAACGATGCGGGAGACCCGGTCCCGGCCGACCCGGCCTGTAAGCGGCAACACCGCGCAGAACGCCGCCGGCTGACCTTCCCACGTCGCCAGATAACACTGGGCGGCGGGGTGAAGGCTGCCGTTCAGATAGTGATGGCGCGCAAACAGCCGCCAAGCCGCACCCCGGCAACGAAACAGCTCGATTTGGATTTGAGGGCGCCGAAGCCGCCCCCTTGCCAGCTCACGGCTGGCCATATCGACCACCCAGTCCGGCTCGAGCCATTGCGCAATGTCGTAATGGCAACTGACGGCAACGAACTTGCGGGCGATCTTCCCAGAGCGGATGGCCCGCGCCACCGCCGCCGACCCCACGCGGGCGACCGTGCGGTCCACAACGCTGGTGAACTCATCAAACACCACTAATTCCCGCCCCGCCAGCAGTGCTCGGGCCAGGTCGCAGCGGAACTTTTCGCCGTTGCTAAGCACCGCATACGGCTTGACCCAGGCCGGCGGGCTGCTGAAGCCGACTGCCGTCAGGGTCTGCGTGACGTGCTTCACCGGCAACTCGCCGAACCCGTCGATCACCGCCCGCGCGGCATCCCATTCGCCCGCCTGGTGGACGTCCGAGCCGAACGCTTGGCGGGCGATGGTGGATTTCCCCGAGCCGGAGGGGCCGACGATCAGGCCGATTTGCCAATCCTCGTCGGGCGAAGGGACCTCGACGGAGAATGTCTCCTGGCTGGTCTCGGCCAGCGCAAGGTCGAACATGCCGGCGATCTGAGAGACGCGGAACGATGGGTGAACGGGGCAGGAGACGGTGGCGTGAATGAGCACGGCTCATATCCCTCCTCCTAATCCTAATCGTAATCCTAATCGTAATCCTAATCGTCGGTTCCAAAGCGGGGCCTCCCATGACCTCCCATGGCACATTGCGATTACGATTACGATTAGGATTACGATTAGGATTAGGAAGGCGAATGGATAGTGGACATCCAACAGTCACGTCGTCAGCACCCGGCACTGCAGCCCCTCGCCCGTCAGCCGGTCGTACACTTGCTGCTGCTCGGCTTCGTCCCGGCATTCGACGACGACCTGGAAGGACTCCCCAACGGTCGCCTCTTCGGCGGAGCCTGTCGGCTCGACCGCTCCCAGGCCGGCATCGAGCTTCGCCAGTTCCTCCGGCGTAAACCCGACTCCGGCCAGGTCGAGGCCTACTTCGCCGGCCAGGTGAGTCAACTCGGGGACGTCCCAGGTACTCAGCTCGTTGGAACGGTTGTCTCCGACGGCGAGCTGCGCCTTCTGGCGAGGCGACAGCCCGCAGCGGCGGACGGCGACGAGCGTCTTGCCGTCGGCATCGACGACGCGAACCTTTTCGATTCCCGCGCGGCCGGCGGCGGCGAGCACGCCGTTGCCCGCGAGCACCACGCCCTGTTCGTCGATCACGATCGAACGTGCCGCGCCTACCTGCCCCAGCAGATCGGCGATCACCTCCAGGTTCCGCTCCGGATGACGCCGGGCGTTTTTTGGGTCGGAGGTCAGGTCGTTAATGCTTTGGATCGATTTCATCGTTTGTCACTGGTCGACGGCCGCATGTTCCTACTAATCCTAATCGTAATCGTAATCCTAATCGTAATTGTAATCCTGGTTTGTTATTGGTTAGGTCATGGGCGGAGCCGCCTGGAAATCGACGATCCCCGACCAACGATTAGGATTAGGATTACGATTAGGATTAGGATTAGGATTAGGAATTAGGACTGACCAAGGCCGGCAACGTCTATGGAACCACAACACTCTCAACATCCGACTGATCACCCGTGGCCGAGGTGACCAGTTGATAGCTTCCGCTGGAGCAATAGATGGGGGCCAGCCAGCGGCCGTCGGGGCCGGTGGTGGCGGCGCCGAGAACGGTGGAGAATGTCGAGTCGGCGGCGGCGTAAAGCCGCAGCGTGGCCCCGTCGATGCCGTTGCCTTGGGAATCGAGGACGCGGAGGCAGTCGGTGGCGGCGGGGACGCCGCCGATGGTATCGGCAGCGCCGGCTGCGCCGGTGCCGCCATCGTGATTCAGGGCGTAGGGGCCGATGCCGGAGCTGGTCGCCGAGGACGCTCCGGAACCGATGGGAACGTCATCGGCGGCGGTCCCGTCCACATGCCTGCGGAAGACGATCGCATACGCGCCGGCTGCCACCACGCCGGCCGGCGTAGCGGCGGTGTAGCGGGCGCTGCCTGAGCCGCTGCCGCCGTCCTCGGGCGCCGTCACGCCGTATTGGCCGGCATTGTAATGGCTGGCGGAGAACATCTCATAGACGCTGCTCTGGGTGTTCCAAATGAGGTTGCCCTGATGGTATTCGGCCATGACGGTCAGGCCCGAGATGTTGTAGGAGAGCGAATCCATGGTGAAATCGATAGCCGCGATCTTTTAGCGGCCTAGTCGGTTGTGAAGGTGATGCCGTCGAGCCAGTACAAGCCGCCGTTGCCGCCGTACGAACCGACCACGCCGACGCTGCTGACGTCGATCCAGGACGCCGCTGCCCCGCCGGCAAAATTCCCGGCCGAGAAGATGAGCACTGGGCTGCTCGGGCGATAGCCCGCGGGAAGCGTAAACATCGCGCCGATGCTCGATCCGGATGCCGTGACCAGGCCTGCCAGATGAACGACGCCGCCGGCGTCTTTCCAAAACCGGGCGCCGGAGTATCCGCTGCCATAGTTGGCCCACGTGTCCTGGAACGCCGGCGCGCCGCTGGCGCCGACGAAGATCGTCGGGTATATCGGCACCCCGCCGTCCGTGACGCCGCTGAAGGTGACGTAGGGCTGGGCGAGATCGGTCCAAACAACGGGTGTGGTAGCTTCGTCCGCGACATTGGAGAGCGAAACGCCGCTCATGCCGTTGGCGGCGTTGAACTCCAACCCCATCGCTATCCCGGCTTCAATGACGGCATTACTCACGTTGACATTGGCGATCGCGGCGGAAAATGCATCAATCGCGATGCCCCACGCCGAGCCACCACTGCTGCCCGCTGTGCGGCAAACGACGTTGTCGACGTTCACGCCGCTGGTTGGAGCATAGTTGTCGCTCTTGATGTAGCAATGGCTGTTTCCGCCGCCGGAAAACAGGCCGTTGGAGACGTTGCAATCCGATCCCTTGATGGCGAAGCAGTGCGTGGCGTACCAGCTCTCGACCGCGTCGACGATCGCCCCCTCGACGTTCTCGATGCGCATCCCGTGGCACTGGTTGGTCGGGCCCGACCCCAGCGCCACCACACCGCTCACTCGCGGCCGCTTGATCCGGGCCACCCCCGTGGGGTGGCCGATCGTGAGTGCCAGCGTGCCTCCGGTGAGGCTGCCGGTGTTGACGGTCAGTCCGTACGGATTGGCCAACACCGCAAGCTGGATCAGCCAGCTCCCGGCCGAGCCGGTGACTGTGGCGCCGCCGGCACCGACGGTCGATAACGCGACGAGGGCCGCTTGGATCGTCGCGGCGCTGGCGTTGTAGGCAAGTGCCGCCGTCGTGGCCGTGGCGGTCAGCGTCGCGGCGGTGAGGGTGAACGTTCCACCGGTGGGAGAGCCGGCCAAGGTGTAATTCAGCGCGACGTTGGAGATGGCCAAAGCATCGGCTGCCGAGCCGCTATAGAGCGCGGTGCAGACCTCACTGCCGGAATCGACGCCCAAGTTGTGGACCTCGACGCCGTCATTGAACAGCAAAAGCGGCCCTTGGATGACCGTGCCGTTGAGCAGCTTGGTCGGAGCCGACTCGGAGTCGACGGTGGGCCGGCCGCTGCCCCAGATCCGCACCCATGCAGGCAGCGTTGCGGTGAGCGGCGCGAACGTGCCGACGCCGACGCGGATCGTGTCGCCGGAGACGGCCGCGGCGGCCGCGGCATTGAGCGTCGCGAAGGCAAGGTCGCTCCGGCCCCGGGCCGCCGACGAGTCATCGCCGTTGGCGGCCACATAGAGCGTCGCGGGATCGTGGGCGACCGCCGACGACACGCCGCTGTCGGCCAGCAGGCCGGTGGAGGTGAGCGAGGCGAGGTCGCCGGCGGTCGCGCCGACGACCGGGCTAATTCCGAAGGGTTGAGCTTCGACCATAGGTGGGGGGGTTTAGCCGACGGCTTTTGCCGTCGCCCTGAGCGCAGCCGACCGCTTCAGGCGGTCGCCCTGAGCGCAGCGAAGGGTCTCTTCCTTTCGCGATCGAAGAGACCCTTCGCTGCGCTCAGGGCGACGGCAAAAGCCGTCGGCTGCGCTCAGGGCGACGGCTTGAAGCCGTCGGCTGTTTTCGCGAACCGTACCGCCGCCTTGAACTTGGGTTGGGTCAGATCAGACACGTCGTCGGTCAGCCCGAAGATCTTGCCTGGTCCGACGGAGTTGCAGATGTTGTATTGGATGAGCGGGCCGTCGCCTTTCCAGGCTTGCCAGTAGGCATAGAGCAGGTCCTCCATGCGCGGGTCCTTCTGGGTGGCGGGGTCGAATTTGGTGCCGGTATAGTCCGGGCCGGATTCGTAGCAGCAGCTTGCCAGTCCCCACTTTCTGGCCAACTCGTGTTGCGCCTGAACGTGCTTGCCGTTGAGGAGCAGGACGTGCCAGTCGTTGGGCTGCATGTCCGGCGTGATGGCCGCGTATGGGGCGGTGGCGATGCCATAGAGGTACTCGCTCGGCTGCCCGACTTTTTTTGAGAGGAAGTCGAGTCCGTCGGAGAGCGTCGCGAGGTTGGCGCCCTGGCCGCACAGGACGGGCCGGACACGCTGCGGCCCCAGGGCGGCGCGGAAGATGGTGCCAAGGCGCGCGGTTTCCCGTGCGGTGCGCTGCCAGCCGGCGATTTCGGGGTTGGGGTCGAACGACACGCCCGCCGACCGCTCCTGCGCCGCGGCGTCCAGGTTGATCTGGTGCTGGCCGAACGACCGGTTCCAATTCTCGTTGCCAAACTCGACATAGACTTTGAGGTCGGGCCGCAACTGCTGCTTGACCAGGGCGGCCAGTTGCTTGCGATAGTCGTCGTCGGCCCCAACCGGCACATTGAGCCAGAGGTCGGCGCCGAGGCGGTTGCAGATATCGATCAGGTCTTCGACCGGCCCGCCGTGGCCACCGGTCTCGCTGTACATCGGGGAATCGTGAGTGGGCCGGTCGGCCCAGTGGACGACTGGATTGCTGTTGGTGACGACAAAATCCATTCCCCGGATCACGCCCGGCGACACGGCTTTGAGCATATTGATGAATTCATCAGTGAACACCTTGCCGGCCTCATCCGCCTCGGCGTAACCCGGGCGGATCACTTTGAGCCGGCCGGTCAGCTTGGCGCCGATGAACTGAACATTCAAAACCTTCGAGCCGGCCGGGTCGAACGTCAAATCGGCGCGAACGGTGCGGGTGCCGGCATCGATAGTTTGGTTGGTGACCTTGGCGCCCCGACCGGCACGGATCTCCCGGACGGTGCCGGGAAAGACGATTTTGTAAGTGCCGCCCATCGAAGGCGCGGCGCCTTCGATCAAGAGCACGCCGAAATCGCCGCTGGGCCAACCGTTGGGGCCGAGTTCGGCCTTGCCGTCGCGCGGGTGGGCGATGGTGTCGAAGCCGTAGGCGGTGCGGAGCGCATCGATGTAGGTGCGCGAGCGCGACCAGGGGATGAGCCGTTCCAGGTTCATGCCGAAGCGCGGGTTGGCGGGCGGGGTGGCCGGCTGAGGACCGGCCGCGCGGGCCGGACCCAGGAACCCGACGGACAGGCAGATGGCAGATACCGCGACGGAAACGATTCGATTCGATGACACTCGCATGGATTGGATCAGACGGCGGCGCGATCCGGCAGTCAAGCGTGAATCGAGGAGGCAATCGCCCTGGCGAGCAGAGCCACAACGATGCCGGCCACCAGCCAGAGGAACCGCGAGTAGTTGGCCAGCGACCGCTCGGCGCGGTCCATGCGGACGATCAAACCCGGCGCCCCGTTGCCGTTGACGGCCTTTTCAAGCTTCGCCAGCGTCTTGTCCTGGGTCGCCAGGTTGAGCTTGATCTCGGCCAATCCCAGTACGACAGTCTGTAACTCCCCAACTTGCTCGTGCCGAGCCTTGCGAAGGTGTTCCACCTCGGCGGTCAGGCGCTCGATGCGGTCGTCGTCCTGGCAGTCCCTTGTCCTCGGTCCTCTGTCATTTGTCATTTGTTGTTTTGTCACTGGTCACTGATCACAGGCCACTTGTCACTTGTCAGCAGACATAGGCTGGGCCCACGACATTGGGCTTCGCTGACGAGTTCGAATCCGGCCCGAACGGCGCGGTCTTGCGGCCTGACCAGTTGGCGCCCATCTTCGACGGCTCGCTTTCCAGGTGGATGGCCACCACCTCTTCCAGCAACTGCCGCTTGTCGCGCGGCCATTGCAGGGCGTGCAGCACATCGGTGTGCTCGGCGTTCCCCTGCCGTAGCGGATAACGCCGGCCATGACGGCCGTGCCAGAGCTGGAAGAACCCGATCGGGACATAGCCCCCCTGCTCGCGCAGCACCAGCCGCGAGCCCAGCGGGAACGGTGGCGGCGTCAGCAGACAATGGTATCGATGCTGCAGCAGATGGCCGGGACGGGCGGACGCGGATGAGGTAGTGGAGTTGTGGGGTAGTTGGGTGGTAGAGTGTGCGTTGGACCCAGCTACTCCGCTACTCCCCACTCTGCTGTTTCCCGCGTAATTCCCGGTGAGGTATTGCCGCCAGGCATCGTACCCGACGCAGTTGACCCGGTCGCATCCGTAAATGCACTGCTCGTCCGGCTCCGATGCCTCGATCCAGTGCCGGGTCATGGGCGGCAGGAAGATATCGGCGTCGAGGTGACAGACCCACCCGTCGCGCCGCAGGAACCCCAGGCCCCAGTCGATCGCCCGGCCCTTGGCAAAGGCGTCGCCTCCTTTGTCGAACAGGTCCGTAGGCCGGCATTCCACGCCGAGTTCCCGGCACAGCAACTGCGTCGCGTGGTCGTCAAATCGCGTGACGACGAGGTAGTCGTCGAAGTGCGCCAGGTTGTGCGGAAGCACCTCGCGAAGGAAGTCGGCATAGCCGACACAAATGGTGATGCATTCGATTTTCATGGTGATGGTGGTCAACTCGGAATCGTTCACGATTCAGTGACAAGCACGCAAATGCTTGTGAAGCTGGGGACATAGGCGCGATATCATCGTTTCTCGCAGGTGGTAGTCTCACGGACCGGTTTCCCCCTGTCATGCGTGGTCCGTGGGGAGCAGTGAAAAGGTCCGAAAACGGACCGGCTTCTTGTTCTGCGACATGGCTCGGGCATATCTTTCGAGGGCGGGCTGCTGGTCCACCGCCCGCTTGCGGGCACGCGACAGGTGCTTCTTAACGGCCTGGACAGTGACGCCGAGCATCAGGGCGATCTCGCGCCGGCTCCGGCCCAGGACACGCTCCTCAGCCACACGCTGTTGCAATCGCGTCAGTTGAACGGCCGCCATATGTTTTTCATTCATTGCTAGCCCCTTCCATATAGATTGCCGGGGTGGGGTACAAAAGGTGAAACGTGAAGACGTGAAACGTGAAAACGTGAAAACGTGAAAACGTGAAACGTGAAGACGTGAAACGTGAAGATGAAAACCTGAGGAGTTGAGGACGTGATGGCTGCTGATTACTTGATGTGTCTGCGTCCACGTTTTCACGCTTCACGTCCTCGCGTTTCACGTCTTCACGCTTCACGTCTTCACGTTTCACGTCCTCACGTCTTCACGTTTCACGTCTTCACGTCTTCACGTCTTCACCTCTTCACGTTTCACGTCTTCACGTCTTCACGTTTCACGTCTTC